CTATTATCCATCCTTCCTCAATTAACTGCTGGGCAATGTCGTTAGCAAACCGATGGTCAATGACCAAGGCATCGCCCCAACGAATATGAAAATCATCAGTGCCTTCACAAGCCTGATCCAAATTGTCCTTGGCTGCACCATTCAATGGCTGGCACAAGAATATAGAACCGTGGTTCTCGAACCTGTAATCAACTTGCTGCATTACACAACCCCCTTTGCTTTGCGGATCATCTCGACCACCTCTTCATAAGAATGCTTCACGGCATAGCCATTGACCGATGCATAATGCTCGATCACATGTTCGATCGCATTGATCTGCCTTCTGATCCGGCCAGACATAACCGAAAACTTTGTGTCGCATAGATAGTAAGAACCACCATCACGAAGCTTCAATTCCAATTCAATCATCTTATCCATTCTTCTTACCCCCATAAGCAATTCGCTTGGACATAGCCGCCTTCAACCACGCCCGATTGTTAATAGCCAGATGCAAGACCCGCGCACCTAGTGTCGGCTTGCGTAGTCCTATCGTGTAGGCTCTCGAAGCGCGAACCGCGATCCTTGGTTTGTCTGTTGTCATAGTCCTGACCCCTTGATAGAATAAAAACTAACATTCATGAGGTAAGAATAATGACTTTTAAGGTAAGGTCAAGCACTAAATTAATCTATAGTGTATTCTCCTCGAAAAAAGAGTAGGTGTGTTGCTGCCAAAATGGTGTAACGAGTGTAACGAGTGTGACGAATCTTCTGTAACTCTTGTCCAGTAAGGGTTTCAGTCGTTACACTACACAGTTTTAAAGTGTAACGAGTCGAAGAGAAGTGTAACGAGTTCTAAAAATTACAGATGGCAGGGCATTTCATTTTCTGAAAATATTTCTAAAAAACGAGGAGAATACACTATGGAAGAGGCAGATAAGCCGAAGGGCAAGGGCGGAAGACCCGCTGGTCTGACCCAAAGACAACGAGAGTTCGCAAAGTATATTGTCGAGGGCATCTATTCAAATGCGGAGTGTGCAAGGAAGGCTGGCTATTCAGCCGATTCAGCCGCCGTACAGGCCTCGAAGCTGCTAAACGGCAGAGACTTTCCCGAAGTGCCACCACTGATTAAAGAGATGCGAGAAGAGCGGGAGCGCAGATATCGTGTCACCCTGACAGGACAATTAAAACGGCTGGAAGAACTGTCACGAGGGGCTGAAGATTCTGGTCAATTCTCTGCCGCAATCAATGCTGAAAAGATACGGTCTGCCCTTGGTGGCCTGACCATTGATAGGCGAGAGAACAACCACATTCACCAGCTTGATGCGTTAAGCAGAGAAGATATCGCAGCCCGACTTGCTGATCTTCGCAAGAACTATCCAACAGCGTTTGATGATATGAAGAGGGTGACCGATGCCAAAGACAGAGAAGAGCCTATCGAACTTATTGAAGCAACATATGCCGAAGCGGACGCACTACCAAAGGATAGAGAATAGAGCCGGAGAAGGTATGCCGGACGTTTATATCTGTATGGATGGGGTGCCGTTGTGGGTGGAATTAAAGATAATAAAGAATAATCGAGTTTCTGTATCTAAATCACAGATAGCGTGGCATTCGGCGCACAATCGTTGTGGGGGCGTTTCTTTTTTCTTGCTGCACGACCCCTGCCAAGGCGACCTATATTTGTTTGGCGGGGCTTCTACGCTCGATCTAGGGGCATCCTGCGTCTCTGCCCTGCGTCCTGCGTCCTTATATATAGGATCGATGGCCGGCGCCGTTCGAGAATTGCGCGCCTGCGGCCTAGCAGCGTGGACTGGATCGTTTATTGCCTGAGTCCTGAGTCCTGAGTCCTGCGTGTCATGAATAAAAAAGCGGAGGACGAAAGCCCTGCGGCCTGCGCCCTCCAGTCTAGGGAGATTAATCATGAATGAGTGAAGCATAGAACAGAAAAGCGGGCGCCGTCAAGCGGCGCCCGATACCCTATTAAAATTCATTCTCTAAATACTCTCGAAGCTCGCTATCGGCTCGATCAAGAAGCATTTGTTCTACGTTGTCGTCAGATAAGGCAACGTCTGGATCAATTAAGAGTTCGCCGCATAGGCTGATAAAATCTAGCTTGGTCATGAGTACCCCCTAGTGTTGGTAATAGGTGACGTTGGCAACCGAACGATCCCAACAAGCGCGACAATCTTTGCACTTGCCTTCTTGCGTAGGCGCAGGGCATAGGTGGCCGGTAATATTCCCGCCGTGACTGGCAACGGTGCTGGTGTTCTGCCAAGCCTTGGCCGGCGCGTCGTCGATCATATGGGCGGACATTCGCAACGTGACGTTGGCCGGTAGGTTTCTGGTGCGTAGTACGTCGCCCCAAATCTTATATTCGCGGGACGGTATCCAATGGACAAGATGCGGTGTCGCCTCGCATACATCTAGAATGTTGTGCCCCATTGCAACGCTATCGCAGTCACCACTATCGAACCATCTAAACTCCGGCTTGCGTAGTGTATTAAGCAGGGCAACCATACGCGGCACAAAATCGATTGAATGAAAAAATTCTTCGCGCCGTTCCATAGCCTGCTTTACGTTCGGCATGTTGTACATGCCTTTAAGCGCATAACACTTTTCGCATGTGCTGCCCTTAATCTTGCGTAGCTTTTGTCCGACGTGACATAGCCGGGCTGATCGGCTGATTGAATGCCCGGGCATTTTAGATACGTTGGAAAGCATTCTCTTGTCTTGATTAGTCATAATTAAACCCCTTTGTTTATCGTTTGATTTATTCTAGCGCAAGTTACCACAAAATAAAACAATTAATTTCGGGCTTGCGTCCTGCGTCCTGCGTCCTGCGCGTTTATATAATGGGCACCGGATCGCGGATAAAAAGAGGGGCAGCTTGCGCTGCCCCTTGAGTGGGTCTATTCGACCTTGGAGATTCTTGGATCGCGGAAATGTCGCAAGCAATTCGACTCCGCTGCGTATGCATTGGCAACCTCGATCATCTCCGGCATCATGATAAACACGCGCTCGAGGTTGTGGTTGTCCAGTCTAGATAGCGCGGAGTGTAGGTTATCGACCGCAGCCGCGAGGGAAAAGGTGCGAGTGTCGGCAATGCCGACACTCTTTAAAAGTTTCTGATAGTTTTGCATTAGGCGTCCTCCTCATTCCAAACAGTTACCATTAGGTATTGCATGCTTTCCAGTTCGTATTTGATATGCTCGATGGCATCGATAAGATCCTCATTATGCACGTCGTTATCGAACTGCTGGCAAAGATCGTCGATAATGTCGAGGGCTTCATCGACCTTGCAGTTAGCTTCGCTAACCTTGTTTAGGATGGTCTCTTTAGTCATGACTATATCTCCTTAGTCTTTATGGCAGGGGATAACCTCCCCTTTGGTATCACCTATTATATAGTTTTTTACCGCACGGTAAAGCAAAAAGATCGAAGCTGCCTCTACGGTATTAAAATACCACATGCCCCCTGCGGCCTGCGGCCTGCGCGTTTATATATGGGGCGCTGCGCCCTGCGCGTTTGACCCCCAAATCCCGAAGGGATTTGGGGAAAGGATCGAGCACCGTGGCACTCGATCCTAAGTTGTTAGAGCCAATCGCTTTCGATCTGCCAATAGTCTTCGTCGGCAGTCTTGACCGCCCAATAAGGCGACAAGCCATCCTCGTGATAGTCCCGCCAGTTAGCGTCGGGCATGTCTTCGATGCCTAATCCAAACCTACGAGTGCAGCACTTGTCGCACTCTTTCATGAATTCATCGAAAGGCATTGATCTGGTGTCGTATGGTATCGCCATAGCTAGCCCCTATTCATGTCTTGAATGTTGAACAAACAGCCAAGGATTGACCAAAACAGGCCGACACTGCCTATTGATATCATGCCGATGCCGGTGACGATGGCAAACATGTCATCGATAAACAGGCAGTGATAGCCCGCCAGTCCAACGGTGCCGGTGGCGATGATCATCATGCCCCAAACGTATGTCATACGCTTGGCGACGGTTCTTCTATGAGCAATAAATGCTGGTCTCATGATAGTCTCCTAAGTTTATTGTTTACCGTTTCGTCCTTTTGGACGCTTCAGCGCCAGCGCTCACTGGCGGACGGTGGCGGGAGCCGAAGCCCCCGCCGGTTGTGTTAGTCGCAAGACCAGATGTCTTTGAACTGCTTGCGGTCATGAGCCGCAACCGGAATGATCTTCTCGACAACGCGGCTTAGAAAGCCTTGTGCAATGCATTCCTTTTGAAACGCCCGCATCTCAGCGTTTGCAGCAGCAGCGCGATCCTTGAGCAGCAGATAGCGTGCCTTGGCATTCGCTGGGTTAGACATTGGCCGTCCGGCCTTCTTGAGAACTTTAGTCATGATCCTAATCTCCTAGGGTCTGGCGACGGTGGTTTATCCCCCGTCTGTTGAAAACAGATTATCAACCTGATCAGGTAAATCAACCATAAAATAACTTATTTTACCTTATTATATGTCAAACATTTGACAGTCTTGGGGTTACTGGCAACGATCGGCAATCAGGTTTCGGATCGCTTGACCCCCCACCCCCTATATTTGGGCGGGCTTGCGCGTTATACCGGCCTCGTATTGTTGGGTTGATAAATTCATTGCCGTGTATTATCGTTCGGCTATGACAATGAACCTAGATGCAGTCCCCGAGGACGTACTAAAAGAAATTTTCTTGTTAGAGGACCAACAAAAGCGCTTGTTGGCTCGAGAACAGTCGCAAGAAAAATTTATGGCCTACGCTAAACACGTCTATGACGGGTTCATAGAGGGGACCCATCATAGAATCATAGCCGAAAAGCTCGAGCGCATAGCCTCGGGAGAACTAAAAAGACTGATTGTCAATATGCCACCCCGACATTCTAAATCAGAATTTGCATCCTATCTCATGCCGTCTTGGTTTTTGGGGCGGAACCCAAAATTAAAAATTATTCAAGCTACAATGAATACTGAACTTGCTGTAAGATTCGGTAGAAAGGTTCGTGACCTCATTGCTGATCCTCTTTATAAGGAGATCTTCCCTGATACGGACCTGAAACAGGACAGCCAAGCGGCAGGTCGTTGGGAGACTAGCGCTGGCGGGGAATATTTTGCAGCCGGGGTGGGCGCTGCAATGACTGGTCGTGGCGCGGACTTGTTGATCATTGACGATCCGCACTCGGAACAAGATGCTTTGTCCTCGACTGCTTATGATAATGCGTGGGAGTGGTACACTTCTGGTCCTCGTCAGCGTTTGCAGCCGGGGGGAACCATCATTATTGTCCAGACCCGGTGGTCCAAGAAGGATATTACCGGGAGGTTACTGCAAGCCCAGCAAAAAGACATTATGGCTGACCAGTGGGAGGTAGTAGAATTCCCTGCAATTTTGCCCTCGGGGGAACCATTATGGCCTGAATTCTGGAAAAAAGAAGAGCTACTGAAAGTAAAAGCTTCGCTATCCGTAGGAAAGTGGAACGCGCAGTGGCAACAAAATCCTACATCAGAAGCAACCGCGATGGTCAAGCGAGAGTGGTGGCAGGTGTGGGAAGAAGAAGATATCCCTGAGTTAGACTATGTTATCCAGTCGTATGATACTGCCTACAGCAAAAAAGAAACGGCTGACTATTCTGCAATCACAACGTGGGGCGTGTTCCAGCCACACAGAAACGGGGACCAACATCTTATATTAATGGATGCCAAGAAGGGTCGTTGGAACTTCCCCGAACTAAAGGCCATTGCACAGGAAGAGTACGAATACTGGGAACCGGAGTTGATGTTGATTGAGGCGAAAGCTTCTGGTACACCCTTGGCAGACGAGATGAGGTTACTGAACCTCCCTGTTGCTACCTTTGCCCCCGGTCGTAAGCGTGGGGGCGGCGGTATGGATAAGACAACACGCATGCATATGGTCTCCCCTATTTTTGAATCGGGCAAAGTGTGGTATCCTGAAGGCGAGAAATTTGCAGATGAAGTTATAGAAGAGGTCGCATCATTTCCTAATGGCGATCATGATGACTTCTGTGATAGTATGACAATGGCTCTGATGAGATTTCGTCAGGGTGGTTTCATCAATCTGCGTGGAGAAGAGTTTGAGGATGATCCTCCTCGTAAAGCAAGAGAGTATTATTGATGTCAAGCAAAGAACCTCAGACCAAGAAAATAGATATTACAACGGCGGACATAAAAGATCTGGACAAGCTGATTGCTCAGTTGAAGAAGGATCAGGCGAAGGCTGTCAAGAAAGCATGTGGGGGGTACCACAAGAAAGCTCGTGGTGGTACGTTTAAGGGGACTTTTTAGTGGCTGGTGACAAGGAAGAGGTTATTGACGGGCGTACCTTGAAAGAGATCAAGGAGATTGCCCAGCGTGATATTAGCCAGCTTACCGACAAGCAGTGGGAGCGTATCACCAAGGACCCAGTAAAGAGAGCCAAGGGCGGAGTTGCGAGAGGCTTCAGTCCTATTGCCCGTCCACAGAGATTTAAAGGAGTGTTCTAATGGGTATTTCAATTAAAAAAGGCGTAGCTGTCTACAAAGAAAACATGAAAAAGTTACGAGAAGAACAGAAGCGTCGTAAAGAACACAACGAAAAGTTTTATCCAGAAACCAGCAGGAAATACGGCGGCGCTGTTATGAAAGCCCGTGGCGGAACTTTTAAAGGAACATTTTAATGGCACTACCTCCACAGATGGTTGAGTCTGCAATGGGTGCTGGTGGCCCCGGTATGACTATAGAAGAACAGATGACCGAGGTCCAAGTACCTATGGAAGAGTTACCGGCTGGTATTGAGATGGCTGGTGATGAGGAGTCTGTTGAGGTTGTAGCTGAAGAGTACGATCACAACGCAAACTTGGCAGAGGTTCTAAGCGACGCGGTCCTAGGTTCTTTGTCCTCGGACCTTGGTAATAGTGTTGATGAGGACAAGTCGTCCAGAGAAGATTGGGAAGAGTCTATTTCAAAGGGCTTGGTTCTGCTTGGTATTAATTATCAGGAGCGCAACGAGCCATTTATGGGTGCTTCTGGGGTAACTCATCCGCTTTTGTCAGAGGCTGTAACGCAGTTTCAGGCGCAGGCTTACAAAGAGATGTTGCCGCCGGGTGGTCCTGTAAAGACGCAGATTATAGGGCAGCAGAGCAAAGAGGTTGAGGATCAGGCCCAGCGTGTCAAGGACTTCATGAACTATCAGATCACGGAGGTGATGGAAGAGTTTGATCAGGACACAGATCAGATGTTGTTCTATTTGCCGATCACTGGTTCTACATTCAAGAAAGTTTATTTTGATCCGACACGGCAACGTGCTGTGTCTAAGTTTGTTCCGGCTGAAGATTTGATTGTGCCGTATGCTGCATCAGATCTGCGTACAGCGGAGCGTTACACACATGTCGTTCGTATGAGCGAAAATGAAATCCGTAAGTTACAGGTAGGAGGTGTATATCGTGATGTTGACCTATCTCCATCAGAAGATGACGAGTCTGACACAACAATTAGAAGCAAGACTGACGAAATTCAGGGACTCCGTCCGGGATACAGTGACGAGCTTTATACTATATATGAAGTCCACGTTGATCTTGACCTTGAGGGATTTGAGGATCTGGATGAGATGGGTGAGCCTACGGGTATCCGCTTGCCGTATATCGTCACTATGGACGCTGATTCGGGACAGATTCTCTCGTTAGTACGGAACTATCGTGAGCAGGATCCGCTTCGTCGCAAGCGTGATTTCTTTGTTCACTACAAGTTTTTGCCGGGCTTTGGTTTCTATGGCTTCGGTTTGTTGCACATGATTGGAGGGTTGAGCCGTGCTGCGACATCTATTCTCCGCCAGCTTATCGACGCTGGCACGTTATCGAATCTACCGGGCGGCTTTAAGGCACGGGGCGTTCGTATTAGAAATGACGATGAGCCTGTTAACCCGGGTGAGTTCCGCGATCTTGATGTTCCCGGCGGTGATATTCGCAATGCTCTTATGCCGCTCCCGTACAAGGAGCCTTCTGCAACGCTGGGTCAGCTACTCGGGGTGGTCGTTGATTCGGGCAGACGATTTGCACAGGTTGCGGACACAAAGGTCGCAGATGTCAACTCACAAGCTCCCGTGGGAACTACAGTGGCACTTATCGAGCAGGGATCTAAAGTAATCTCAAGCATTCATAAGCGCCTGCATTACGCTCAGAAAGCTGAGTTCCGTATGTTGGCGGAGATCTTTGCTAATAACCCAGTGCCGTATCCTTATCAGATCGGGCCGAACATCAACCCGCAGATTATGGCGCAGGACTTTGACGGGCGTGTAGATATTCTCCCAGTCTCTGACCCGTCAATCTTTTCTATGGCGCAGCGCCTGTCACTGGCACAGACACAGTTGCAGCTTGCACAGGCCGCGCCGCAGATGCACAACCTGTACGAAGCCTATCGTCGGATGTATGATGCGCTGGATGTTAAAAACATCGATGCAATTCTACCGGCACCGCAGCCACCACAGGCTTTGGATCCGGCAATGGAGAACTCGAATGCCTTGAAGGGTATGCCGAGTCAGGCGTTCAAGGAGCAAGATCATCGCGCCCACATTCGTGTGCATGCGTCGTTGATTCAGTCTCCTGCCATTCAGGCCAACCCGCAAGCTTTTGGTATTTTGCAAGCGCACGTTCAGGAGCATGTAGCTTTGTTTGCGCGTGACATTGTAGAAG